TACCAATTTGAACACTATCAGTACCACCATTTACAACAAGCATATTAGCATTGCCATTTGATTCAACACGAAAGTCTAAGTCTTGACTATCTTCATTTAAAACTATTTCTGTGGGATTAATGTTTAGTCTGTCTCTAAGTGTTCCAGCAACCATAGTTTGTAGTGTGTATTGACCATCTTCAGTTCCATCAGAAGCATCTTTAATATAAGAAAGCTGTCTTGCATAAATCACATCTTGTGAATTATCATTGCGACCAGTATAGATAGTTAAACCTAAGATATCATTATCGGCAGGACTACCAGAGTTTCTATACATTCTAAGATTAGGGCCAGCATTAGCATCTTCATCAGTAGATATAAGTTTTAATGTGTCTGTATTATCAGCAGTAGTAATTACCATACCATCTGAAGATGTTATTGAACCATCAATGTCTATGTTACCAGAGATATCTAACGCAGTTCCTATTAAAGTTTGTGTAAGTGTTACTTGTCCGTTTGATGCGATTGTTATGGCATCTATATCTGAAGCAGAACCTATAGTCTTCCCATCACCAATAATAATGTCATCTGTAAATGTAGCAATACCTGTCACCCCTAAAGTTCCAGACACAGTAGCATTACCATTGATATCAATCAGAGTTGAAGTTAAATCTATTTCATCATCAGCTGCAATTGATAAATCACCATCTGCTGAAGAACCAATACTGATTTGGTCATCTCTAAAAATTAGTTTCATCGCTGCGTTTAGTAATAATCCAGAATTGTGTGAATGAGTTAGAGTTACATCTGCATCTGCTCCAAAGGATACTACTGCACTATCTGATAATAACTTTAAGTCATTACCAATTATTGCATCTTTTGCTACACTTAATCCACCATCTGTTTGTAGCGATCCATCTGTTGTACTTGTAGCATCTGTGGCATCGTCAGTTTTCATAATACCTGTAACTGTTAATGCTCCACCTACTGTAGCCAAGCCACCTATTGCAACATCATCTGTTACTGTTAAATCATCTTGTACTTTTAAATCAACAACACTTAAAGAAGCAAAAGCATCTATTACTGCAGCACCACTTCCAGCACCATCAAGATAAACTGCTTTTGTATCTCCAGGTGGAATAGTTACGTTAGCTCCAGAGCCTTGACTTATTATAATGTTTTGTGATCCACTTGTGCCATTTTCAATAAAGTGCATCCTATTAAGTGTGTTAGGTGCTATTGTGATCGTACAAGCACTATCTAAAGTTCCTGTGTATTTTATATACATAGCTCTAGCTGCGTCTGCAGCTCCGTCTGCTACTGTGCTTGTATGAGTATCAGCATTTGTTGTTATGCCTTCTGTGCCAAAACCAAGTGCTTCACCAATTAGTTCTAGGTTTGTGTTGGTGGTAGCTCCCCATGTTCCAGATTGTTCACCATCTGCTATTTCTTCTAATCTTAAATCATTTACATATGTACTTGCCATGTTGTTATCCTTATGCCGCTATTTGAATCCAATTTGGTGTTTGTGAAACTGTTATGTTTGAAAAATTAGCTGTTTGATCTGGAACTATTAATCCCCAAACATTTTCCTCTCCCGTAGAACCTGTCATAGAAAGACCTATTATAACAGGGGTTACGTCTGCAAATACAAAAGGGCTTCCAACCGATAAAGTTGCACTTGTGCCAGTTAAACTAAGAACAGAAGTTCCTACAATAGTTACTGAACCGACAGCACTTGTAGCTGCACTTTGAGTAACATTAACCTCTATTGAAGGAATAACAGTAACTGAACCAATAGCACTAGTCATAGCTCCTTGAGTAACAGGAACTTCTATTGAAGGAACAACAACAACTGATCCTAATGCACTCGTTGCAGCACTTTGAGTAACAGCAACAGGAGCAGCATTATTCCAAGCTCCTAAACTCCAAGTACTTCTACCCCAACCAGTTAATTTAGTATTAGCCATGTATTACCTCACAATTGTTCGGCTATGCAATTCTTATAATTGCATTACTTGCATCAGCAGTTGGAAACTGAATTGTAAATGTTCCAGATGTTGATGTTTTGTTACTTGTAAAATCTAATACGCAAACAGCTTTATCACCATTAGTATCGTTATAAATCAACGCACCCATAGCTGTTATAGTTGCGGTTGTAAAACTTAAATCTGCAAAATCAGTTATTGCTGTTGTGCTAGAAAGAGTTGGAGATACTTTCGTTAAAGCTGCACCACCCGTTACATAAGATCCACTTGATGCAACTTCTCCTGTTGTAACAAATACAGTTGATGCCGCTCCTAAAGTTGCAGTGGTACTTGATTTTCCACCACTACCTTCTGCATATAGAGCTAATTTAAAAGCATTTCCACCAGTTGTAAAATTATGAACACCTTCTAAAAGTTCTTTTTTAAAAGTTGAACAAAGTGCTTGTGCTATCGCCATTATAATCTCCTTATATATTCTGCCAATTCTTTATTGCCTGAATTTCTTATAGTATGAACTATTGTAGCACGCTCCTCTTGTCTTGCCAAGACTAGATAATGAAACAAAAGTTTTTTAACATTTTCTTTAAATACATGAGCTTGTTCTCTTATAACGTCAGGGGCATTATCAGAAACTGCTACTATTTTGTCAACTGCCATTTGTGCAATTTGTTCATCTGAAAGACCTCCGTTGTCAGAAGTCATAACATTGACGGGTGAAATTCCCATTGTTGTACTAACACTAATCATTATCTTGCATCTTCCTCTCTGCCATATATTCTTGGTATTGCATCTAATGGCTCTGGTGGGGTTAACTTTGATTTTCTTGTAATTAACATACTTCCTTCATGTACTGTAGAAACGATAGGATCTTCTAATCTATGGTATCCGTACAATTTTTCTTCATCTGGAACATTAGTGTCTAAAAGAGTAGAATTGTTCGCTATTTCTATTTTTATTCCTTTTGTCGTAGCAATAGCCAACCAAAACTCTGTGCAAGCTCTACCAGCTTCTGCCATATGAGGAATTTCTTTATAGCTAAAATCTACTCCATATAAACAAATTTTGCCTACTTCTTTAGCTATAGCAAAGGCTATTGCATAAGGAACAGTGTTATTTAAATACGCATATTTTGTTTTTTCTAATACTTCTTGTAAAGGATATTCTATTACATCTGGACATCTTTTATCTAAACAACAAGAATAAATAGGAACATCTAACTTCTTTAATAACCTATTTTTCATTGAATTTGTTTGTTTACCAGCCATTTCTCCATCTAAAAAACGGGATGCTGGATCAAGCATAAACACACGATCATGGAAAATAACAGAAGACATGGCGTTTATTGCCCATACTTCATCAAAAGCTTCACTTCTTGTTTTAGCTAAAATATAGTCTGAAAAGGTATTGCCTAACCCCACAATCGCTATTGTTTTATTTTTTAAACTACTCATGTTCTTGGTCTTATTAATTTCCCTGCTCTAAAAGCATCTTTATCTTCCATGCCTTCTGCATAGTTCTTTAACCTAGAAATAGATTCCATATATCTATCAGAGTACATTTTTATTATATCAGCTTCGCCTTTCATAAAAGTGTAGGCTTCTACTAAACAACCATACAACAAAGCATCAGAGGCATTTGTACCTATCCAAGTTACTCCAGTATCAACTGTTGTTATTGATGTTGGTCTATAAAAGTAATGCAATTCAGCCACATATGAAGCATCAGGTGTTGGTGCTACAATAAAGTTTTGATAATCAAAAGGAGCATAGTATTTAGGATTTCCTGTTGTTGATGATCCACCAGGAGTGTGTTCTTGTATATAGCTAACATCTTTTTGTAAAAGAAAATTAGTATTTCCACTTGCATCAATAAAAGCTAAAGAAAAAGAAGAAAGGTAATCAGTAGGCATAGATAAAAATTTATTACCACTAGTTAATTCACCAGAAACATTTTTACGAAAATATTCTAAATCTATTGATTTAAAAATTCGTTCCTCTGCATTTGTTATAAAAAAAGGTATTTCTGCAACAAAAGTTGTTTCAGAATTATCAGTCCAATCTTTTATTGATTGTGTTAATGTAGTGTATGTCCATGCCATTATGTTGTACTCACTGTTACGCTACCTACTGAAGATGTAGCCTCGAAACTTTCAATTTTAGTTCCTATTAAACCTAATCCTACATTAGTATAAACGATAAAAGCAGAAATATCATCAGAATTATCTGGTCTAGCGTTTCTAATAGCTTCTGGATCGGTTGATACTCTTGGAGGGGTTAAGGAAGGATGTTTTTCTTCATATTCATCATTTCCTACAAGTGAACCATTCCATTCCTTACGCATATCTTTCAGTCTGTATCTAAATCCAGATCGATCAGATAACCCAAAAGCGTATTTACCAGATGCAAAAGCTCCCATTATCCCACCTTATAATAACTTAATTGAGGAGTTACAGTAAAAGATGACCTGTCTCTATCTTCTCCCATAGCTCTTTCAAATTCTTCTTCATAAACACTTTTTAACAATTGTATTCTATCAGGTGCTTTTTTCATGGCTATATAATAAGCTAAACCAGCAGTCAAACAAGGATAAAATCTAAAAGGTATTTCCATTGTATTAACAGATGAATCAGCATCTTCTATTCTTGTTAAGGCATCATAATAAATTACATCTGTGCTATTCTCTGGAGCTGGCCATATTTTTAAATTAGGAGTTATTTGTCTATCAACAAAAAATTGAGTAGGTCTGCCAGTTGTAGATTTATTTGGAGTTGCTAAATAAGTATCTCTACTTATTCTAGTCATACTAAAATCTGTACCACTTCTACGAACAACAGCAGAAAGTATATCAATAAGATCATTACCTAATAAGTATTCTGTAGTGTTAGCTGTTAAGGCTTGAGTCTTTTGCTCAATAGTCCATTGATTAAGTCCTCTGTTAGCCCATTCAGCAAGCATAATGTTTAAAGATCGTTTAGCTGTTTGAAGGTCATATCCTGTACGAACTTCTAAACCACATCTTTCAAACGCTTCTTCAATGTAGTCTGCTACGTCAAGTTCAAAATTTGTAGAGTTAGAAGTTGTCATTTCTTTTTTCTCCTAAGAGCTTTAACCCTTCTTGGGCTACCTGCTGGTTGACCTAATTTATTCTTTTGATTTATTCTACTACGTTTTTCAGCAGAAGTCATCTCTGACTTAGTTTTTGGCGTTTTGCTTGATACTCTCTTGCTAGGTCTACAATAAGGAGTGCTTCTACTTTCTCCTTTTTTACGACCACATGCTTTACCAGTTTTAACGTCTTTCCAATCTTCTTTAAACCATCGTTTAAGAGCCAAGCCAGATTTTGTTTTACGAACTGCCATTATCTATACTTTGTTACTTTACGTCTGTTTTCCATAACAGCTCCACATCCACGAGCAATATTAGGATTTTTAGATGATCTTTTCCTTTTGTTCTTTGGAACAGATCCTCC